TTGGTAATGAATGGCAATTTAGCCACCCCAACAGTAGGAGCCTACTGGTACAGAGGACTTGGATATATTACATCCGTTTCCCCTACAGTATCACCTGACTCACCTGTTTGGGTATCACCAATGGAGATCGCCGTTAGCGGTGATATGACCACTGGTGTAGTTGCTAGTTAATAACTTGTAACAAAACAATCGTAGGGACACTAGCAATAGTGTCTCTACTTTTTTTAACAATTTAATTCAAGGAGAACTAATGAAAGAACCAAATGATGTCTGGTTGAAAACAGACGAAGAAAAACTTAGATCATTAATTGGAGACGAAGCAAAGATGATCCCTATGTTAGATAACATGGGTGCTACCATTCGTCAACTCAAAGCAAAACAACAATTTAGACTAGCACTGTTAAATCAGCTACTAGAAAGCCTTAACGGTGAAGACTAAATACAATAACAACAATTAACTCTGGAGAGTAACAAATGAAATTATCAGAAATCACAAAAGAACCCAAACTAATTGAAGTTAGTTTAGACGACAAACAAACAATAGAAGAATATGGTGAGGCTCTAGTATTTCATACTTGGGACCGTCAACCTATGGAAATTTTTATGCAACTTGCTAATGTAGATCCTTCAGAGAAAGGGTCATCAACCATTATCAACATTGTAAAAGATTTGATCCTTGATGAAAAAGCAAAACCGTTACTATCTAGCAAAAATATGTTACCCTCTCATATATTACTCAGAGTAATTACGAAGGTAACAGAAGCATTGGGAAAGTAACAAATGGGGCATTAGATATTGAGTCTGCAAAAATGACCTCAATTATGCAGATAGATACACTTGGTAAAAGATATGGTCTCTTACCTAGTGAAGTGTTAAAAAAAGCAGATACATTTGATCTGTATATAATGGATTCGGCTATGACATTTGAACATTATCACAATAAGAAAGCAAATACAGGCAAAGCCCCAATTCCAGATTATACTACACAAGAATTATTAGCAATTAAAGGAAGATAAATGGCTGACACATTTCAGATACAGAAAAGTAAAGATACTATAACTCCTAGTTTAAAAAAATTAGTTAAAGAGTTAAACAAAAAAGTACCTCAAGTTGCTTACAAGTCCTTTGTAGAAAATACTCCGCGTGGTAAAACAGGTCATGCTCAAAGCAATACAAAACTTGCAGGAAGTACGATTGTTGCGGCGTATCCATATGCTAGAGTGTTAGATAATGGCTCAAGTCCTAAAGCACCAAAAGGTATGAGTAAACCAATGATTCAAACAGTAGACAAATACATTAAGAAAATCTTAAGGCGCAAATAAGGAAATATTATGGCAGATTTAAACTATACAGTCGCAGTCAATACAAAAAATGCTCAGAGCAGTCTTAATGGCTTAGAAAAAGCAATTGCTGGTATTGGTCTTGCTTTAGGTGCTGGACAAGTTGTACAATTTGCTGATAGTATTACTAGTTTAGGTAACAGACTAAGAACCATAACACCAGATGCCGCTCAAGTAGAAAAACAATTTCAAGCAATTGCTGGTATTGCAATTAATGCCAGGGCACCATTAGAACAAGTCGGTGATCTATTCTTTAGAATAGCACGAGCAAGTGGTACTCTTGGTATTAGCATGTCAGAAACAGCAACTATTACTGATTCTCTTGCTAAAGCAATCTCAGCTTCAGGTATTAGCGCCGCAGAAGCCGCAGGTCCTTTGCTTCAGTTAGGACAAGCACTACAATCTGGTAGATTCCAAGGTGATGAATTACGTTCTATCTTAGAAGGTATGCCTATTGTAACAGAAGCACTTGCAAAAGAATTAAATGTGCCTATCGGTGCATTAAGAGACTTAGGTAAAGAAGGTAAGATCACAGGTCAAGTATTTGTTGATGCTATGAAAAAAGCTAGAGATGGAATTCTGACTGCATTCGCTAACACTGTCCCCACAATAACAGGTGCCTTTGAAGAAGTTAAAACCGCTTCTAAAGTAGCATACAATGAATTTGAAAAAAATTCAAAAGCAGGTAAATCTCTTGCAATATCATTAGAGTTATTAGCAATGTGGATTTACAAAGCCGGTCAAAGTTTTGATGAGTTTTCAAAATATCTAAAAGTTGCTTTCCAACTAGCACTGGTCGCGGCAAACTTCTTCTTAATTACTAAAGCAATCAAAGTACTAGGAGGAGCCTTTGCATTGTTGAAAGGTGGTGGTGGTGCTGTCGTTGCATTATTCAAAGGAATCGGCAGTATTGGAGTCGTACTAGCTGGGAGCCTAAAAGCTCTTGCTGGCTCCGCTAGAAATCTAATGGTTGTCTTTAAAGATGCCTTCAAATCTATAGGAAAAACAGCAAGTTACGCTTGGAACGGTATTAAATCTTTTTTTAAAAATACACAAAGAGCGGTCAATGCAACTGGCAAAGTTACGGCAGTTGGCTTTAGAAGTATTAGTCTTTTACTAGAAAGATTGTCCACAAGATTTGGCTACCTAGGCAATGCAATAGGAAAAGCAATGGGGGGCATTGCTGGGTTTATCAAAGCACTTGGTACGATTGTCATAAGCATGTTTGGTAAGATGTGGACTGCAATGAAACCTGCTATGGATGGTTTGATATGGTTAGCATCTGGTGCTTTAAGTTTCTTAGGTATTGATGCGTTAACTGCCGCAATTGAAGATTTAAATGACGAGACATCTTCCACAAGTGAGGATTTAAGACTGTGGAGATTAGAACTTGATGGATTAAAAGATGAATTAAGTGACGTTGTTTCTACTACTAATCAAGTAGTAATAGCAACAGCAAGTCAAACTCAAGCGATTAATTCGGCGGCGCAGGCTTACCACGATGAAACAAAAGCTATAATAGATAATCTAAAGCTGAAGAATGAGTTGATTGGCAAATCTGATGAAGAAAAACGTGTACTAGAAGCATTAAGTGAAGAAGGACAGCGTTATAGAGCTGAAGAATTAAGACTAATGAATGCTCTTGCTGATGCAAAGGCTGATGGCACTGATGCCGAAATGGCAAAAATTCCACTTCTTGTGGCTGCTCTCCAAAAACTTCAAGACACACATCAAGGAACATTAGATGTAATTAAAGAGTTAGTTGTGGCAAACACTGGCTTAACCAATGAGTATAATTTACAACAATATGCTATTCAGAAAAACATAGATTTACAAAACAAACTGACGCAACTACAATCAGACACAGCAGTGTTGGGCTTGTCTACTTTAGAAAAAGCATATTATGATGTAGATGCGGCGGCAACAGCGGCAGGTAAAGCGGCAATTGAAGCAGAAGAAGCAAGACTAGGAGCACCGTTAGATGCAGGTACTATGGCAGCATATTATGCGGCTGCTAGAGAAGGAAGTCAATCACTTAAAGATGGCATTTTAGAAAATTATGAGGCTTCACGTACATTTGAAACTGGTTGGAAAGAATCAATGAACTCATATGTTGAAAATATAACTAGTTCGGCTAATCTTGCGAAGAGTGCTTTTGAATCAATGACTTCTAATATGGAATCATCAATTGATGATTTTGTTGACACAGGTAAATTCTCATTTGGTGATCTAGCAAAAAGCATTATAAAAGACATACAAAAGATGATTCTTAAAATGGTTATCTTTAATGCTCTTAAAGCGGCTGGTACAGCATTCGGTATTCCTGGCTTTGCAGAAGGCGGAAACGTTAAAGCTGGTGGACCGATTATGGTCGGTGAGAAGGGACCTGAATTATTCGTACCACCTAGTTCAGGAAGAATTATACCAAACAATCAATTAGGTAAAGGAGGATCTGGAGCGGCAGTTTCAAGTGCTCCTATCACAAACAATTACATAACAAATAACATTCAGGCATTAGATTCAAGGTCAGTTGCTCAAGTTTTTGCAGATAATAGAAAATCATTACTTGGTACTGTAAGAATGGCAGAAAACGAAATGCCGTATTAATCAATCATTTAACATAGGAGAAACAAATGAAAATAACAAGTAACACACAAGTTCCACAAACAGGAACACTCAACGTCTTTAGTTTAGGTGCAATATCTTTTATGTGGGCACACTTTTTAGGTCTAATATCACTATGGTTTTTACCACTTACATTTTTTATGTTTGTGATTGGTTATGGATCTGAAGTACGCAATGTAACAGAATTACAACTAAGAAAAAAATAGGATTATCTTATGTCAGGCTTACAAACAATTATTGATAATTGCCAAGGTATAGAAATAGACCGAAGAAAGGTCGTTGGCATACAAATCACACGAAACGAAGTCGCAAGAACTTCTGAAACTCCAACATTTAATCCTTGGAAACTTAATTTAACGATGCCTGCCAGATTACGATACAATGAAGCACGATCATTGATGGAACAGTTAGATGTACTAGATAGAAATACACCTCAAGTAGTAACATTTGGCAACACATCTTGTCTATCTTGGATCTTTAGATATCAAGGAACACTTGCTCCATCACAAATATCTACAATGACTGTAAGTTCTTTTATTGGTAATCAATTAGTATTGACAAATTTACCAGCAATTAATTCTCCTAGAGTTATGTTTGAACCAAATGATTTGATTCAAATCGGCAACTACACTTTTCCCTTTACTTCTACTACACAAGTAACAAGAGGAACAGGGGCAAATGTAACAATCACAACAAATAGACCTAATATTATATCTGGTGGTGTTGTCGGTGCTGGACTTACAGTAGGAAATGCATGTCAATTTTACATGTTTTGTCCTAATATGCCCACTTACAAACTTTATCCAGGCGGAGCACAATATTCAGCAGGTGGAACATTAATAGGAAATGCTCTAGTTGAGTTTACAGGCGATTTTCAACTATATGAATGGGTGGCAACAGCATAATGGCACAAAATATACCACAAGTACAGAATACAGGCGCAATCAAGTCAGCAGAATTTGTTAAATTAACTATTTTTAATGAGTATTCAAACGCGGCTAATGTAACTACGCACACATTTAGCAGTGCCTACAAAAACGAGACGATTGACGGTGATCTTTACTTAGCATTAGGTGGATTACTAGCAGTAGGTTCTCAAAACAGAGATTTACGAGTAACAGCAGGTGATACTAACATATCATTATCAGGTGTTAGTGGTAATAATATTCAAGTCGTCTTAGATACTAAGATTAGAGGCAGTGAAGTTGAAGTCTGGCGTGGCTTTTATGATGACAATGACGTTTTAGGTAATAGTTATCTACGATTTACAGGCATTATTACAAATTATAACATACAAGAAGAACGATCAGGCACCGATGATAATTTTGTCGTAACAGTAAGTGCAAGTAGTTATAAAACAGTGCTATCAAATAGAATAGCAGGTAGAAAAACAAACGAAGAAAGTTGGAAAGTTTTTAATCCAACAGATACTAGTATGGACAATGTTTATAGCATTGCTGGAGTACAATTTGACTTTGGTAAAGAACCTACTGCTAGTCGTGGTGGTGGTGGTGGTAGCGACGGTAGAAGAGATGGCGGCAGACAACAACAACGATGAAAATAAGAGAAGCAAATAAATTTGATCTACCAGAAGTTATTGCGATGCTTCGTGATTTTCGTGGACACACTCCTATTGACATGATGAAAGACTGTGATAACGAAGAATATGTTAACAAAATGTTTCATCACATCTTATTAGGTGGTGGCGTAGCATTTATAGCAGAAAAAGATGGTGTCGCTGTTGGCATGATTGCAGGTGTAAAAGATCACAATATTTGGGATCCTGATCTAAAGATGTTAAGAGAATTAGTGTTTTGGGTTAAAGAAGAACACCGCGGCAGTACAGCTGGGTATAAGTTAATCAAGGCATACAATAAAAAAGCAGAAGAATTAATTGATGAAGACAAAATTAAAATGTATACAATGACAAAAATGACTTCTTCACCAGATTTAGATTTTTCACGATTTGGTTATACTAAGTCAGAAGAAGTTTGGGTAGCAGGAATATAATATGGCAATATTTACAGCAATAGCGGCAATAGTAACTGGTTGGGCGGCAGCCGCAGGTGCGACAGCCTTGTGGGCGGCGGCAATAGGATGGGCGGCTACAGCAGTTCTAGCAATTGGTATTTCAAGTCTTATTACAAAACGAATGATGGGAGATGCTACTAGTGGCGGACCATCTGGCGGTCGTGTACAGTTACCACCCGCAACAGACAACAAATTACCTGTCATATATGGTTCATCATATCTCAGTGGTCCAATTATTGATGCTAAAATATCTACCGACCAAGAGTATATGTGGTATGTTATCGCTCTAGCAGAAGTTTCTGATGATCAAGGCGGCGGTGGCGGAACTATTTCTTTTGATTTAAACAACATCTATTATGACGGTAAACGGGCAGTAGTTTCAGCTAGTGATGGTAATGTAAGTCAGTTAGTTAACAATACTACACCACCACAATATGATACTAAAATTAGTGGAAATCTAAACATCTACTTGTTTACTAATGGATCTAGTTCTGGTGTAAACACAGGTGGTCTAACTGCTATTCAGATTTTAAACGATAATAGAATACCAATTGCGGCACGTTGGCCGTCAACATCTGTAATGTCTAACACTGCATTTGCGATTGTGCGAATCAAGTATAACACAGACGCTTATACTACTAGTTTAGGTGCTGTACAATTTAGAATGACAAGTTCTATTACAAAGCCAGGTGATGCCATCTTAGATTATCTATTAAACGATAGATACGGATGTGCTGTACCCCTCACACGCATTGACACAGCATCTTTAACAGCTTTGAACGCTTACTCTGATGAACAGATTGACTA